CATGTCACGATGGCTGGCGAGGTCATCGAGTTCTCCGAGGCGGATGTAGCGGCAACAGCGCGGGCATACAACCCCAAGCTGCACGAAGCCCCCTTGGTGATTGGCCACCCCAAGACTGACGATCCGGCCCAGGGCTGGGTGCAGGCGCTGATCGCGAATGAGCGCGGGCTGTTTGCCGCGCCCCGTGATGTCGAAGCCGCGTTTGCCGAGCAGGTAGGTCTTCGCCGCTACGGCAAGGTCTCGGCCAAGTTTTATTCCCCCGACTCCCCCAGCAACCCCGTTCCCGGTGTCTGGTACCTGCGTCACGTCGGCTTCCTGGGCGCACAGCCCCCTGGCGTGAAGGGTCTGGACAACCCGTCCTTTGCCGATGCCGACGATGGCTGCGTGGCCTTCCAGGAAGCCATTGAGTTCGGCGACTGGAGCGACCGCACCAACGCCAGCCTATGGCGCAGCCTGCGCGACTGGTTCCTGGCCAAGTTCGGCCAGGAGGAGGCTGACCGCGCCCTGCCGAGCTGGAACGTGGACTCCATGCAGGAATCCGCCGTTCAGCCCGAACCGGAGGCGGGAAGCATCGCCCCGGCCTTTGCTGACCCCGCTTTACCCACCACTGACAACCCGAAGGAGATCGACGCAGTGACCCCTGAAGAAAAGGCCCGGCTGGAGGCCGAAAACGCCCAGCTCAAAGCAACGCTCGCCCAGCGCGATGCCCGCGACAAGGAAGCCCAGGCGACCAAGCGCCACCAGGACAACGCTGCCTTTGCCGAGGGCCTGGTGGGCAAGGGCGTGCTGGCCCCCAAGCACAAGGATGCCGTGGTCGCGGTGCTCGACCTGGCGGCCACGCCCGCTGCCGATGGCAAGTCGGTCGAGTTCGGCGATGGCGACGGCAAGCAGCCCCTGGTGAATGCCCTCAAGGGCTTCCTGGGCGAGATGCCCAAGTTTGTCGAGTTCGGCGAAGCGGCCACCAAGGGTCGCGCCACCTCCAGCAAAGAGATCAACCCCCTGCTGGCCGACGCCGAAGCTCGGGCAGCGGCCAACTAAACGGAAGGATTTCGCATGAGTACCCAAACCCTTGCCACGCCGGTCGCTGACCTGGTGCTGGTGGAAGTGAATCCGGCCTGGAGCCGGGAAGCCGCAACCCTCACTGGCAGCCTGATCCAGCCGCTCACCGTGCTGGCCAAGGTTGGCGGCAAGTACCAGGCCGTCGACTTCGCCGGTAACGGCGGGGCCGAGAAGGCCGTGGCGGTCGCCTATGAAAAGGTCGATGCCTCGGCTGCGGACAAGAATGGCGTGGTGCTGGCCCGTGGCGCGGTGGTGGATGTGGCTGGCCTGGTCTGGCCTGTCGGCGCCACCGATGCCCAGAAGGCGGCGGCCCTGGACGAACTGGAGGCGCGGGGCATCGTGGCCCGTGCCGCCCTCTAACAACATAGGAGCTATGCCATGAACCTGGCTGATCTGTTTAACGTAACGACCCTCACCGCCTCGGTGAACAAGCTGCCCGCCATGCCTGGCAAGGTGGGTGCGATGGGCCTCTTCGACGAAAAGGGCATCGCCACCACCACGGTGACGATTGATGAGAACGAGGGCCGCCTGATCCTGGTGCCCAATGCCTCCCGCAATGTCGATGCCCAGCCCATGAAGGGCGGCAAGCGCCGCCGTCGCGTCTTCGAGACCGCCCACCTTCCGCTTTCCGGCCAGATTCTGCCGGGTGACCTCCAGAACATTGCCCCCTTCGGGCAGGAAACCGTGGCCAACAGCCAGGCGGTGGTCATCAACAACAAGTTGCAGGAGCTGAAGAACAGCATTGAGGCCACCCGCGAGTGGCAGCGTGTGGGTGCCCTGCGCGGCAAGATTCTGGATGCCGATGGCGCGGTCATCTACGACCTGTACGACGAATTCGGCGTGGCCAAGAAGTCCATCAACATCGCCTTCGGGGTCGAGGCCACCGATGTCCGCAAGTTCTGCCTGGATGCCAAGCGCCATGCCGAGAAGAAGCTCTCCGGCGTGATGGTCACCGGCTTCCGTGCCTTCTGCGATGCCGCCTTCTTCGATGCGCTGACTGGCCATGCCAATGTGCAGAAGGCTTACGCGGCCTACCAGGAAGCGCAGGATCGCCTCGGTGGCGACATGCGTAGCGGCTTCCGCTACGGCGACATCGAGTTCGTGGAATACGACGTCACGGTATCCGGCCAGAAGTTCATCCCGGAAGGCGTGGCTCAGGTGTTCCCGGTGGCTCGCGGTGCCTTCGCCATGTACAACGCCCCGGCCAACTACAACGAGACCGTCAACACCATCGGTCAGCCGTACTACGCCAAGGCCGAAGCCCGCAAGATGGGCAAGGGCTGGGACTTGGAAGTACAGGCCAACCCGCTGGCCCTGTGCCTCTTCCCCGAAGCCCTGGTCGAGCTGAAGGCAGCCTAACCCATGCGCTACTGCACCCTCGAAGACCTGACCCTGGCGATTCCGGCCCGGACGCTGGCGCAGTTGTCCAACGACACTTCGCCCGCCACCGAGCCGAATCTCCCGGTCATCGAGCGTGCCGTGGCGCACGCCGAAGAGGTGATCGACGGCTACCTGCGAAGCCGCTACGAGCTGCCGCTCAAGGATGTGCCCACGGTGGTGCGCGAGCTGACCGTCAACATCGCCAGGCACTGGCTTTACGCCCGCCGCCCGGAGGGCAAGGATGATCTGCCTCCGGCGGTGGTGCGGGCCTACAAGGCGGCAATGGACATGCTCGCGGCCATCCAGAAAGGAGCGCTGACCATCGGTGTCCAGGCTTCGCTTGGCTCCCAGCCGGAGCCAGGAAAGATGCGGGTGAAGACCAGCGGCTCACGTCTCTTCGGACGATCCACCCTGGACAAGTACTGACATGAGCGACACGTTGATTCCCAACACCAGCGAGGCCCTCGAAGAGGCTGTGATTGCCCGACTGAAGGCCCGCTTTCCCGATCTGGAAGTGGAAGCCTTCCCCGATGACCCCGACGAATACCGGCTGAACCATCCCCTGGGTGCGCTGCTGGTGCGCTATCACGGCAGCAAGTTTGGCCCCCTGCTGGATACCGACCTGGTGGTACAGGATCGGGTGATGGCAGTGGAGGTCACGCTGGTCTTCCGCAGCCTCAACGGCAAGGAAGGCATCTACGCCTACCTGGAAGCGGTACGGCTGGCGCTGGCGGGCTTCAAGCCGCCTGCCTTCGCAAAACTCAAGCCCATCGGCGAGGAATTCCTCTCCCAGGGCGGCGGCGAGTGGCGGTACGCCATCGACTTCGCCACGACCACCACGGTGATCGAGGAAGGCGAACCCGACCTTGACCCGCTATCCACCCGAATCTCGTTCAAGTGAGGAGAACCATGAAATACCGTTATCAAGGGCCGGTCGATTCGAGCGTCACGCTCAAAGTCGACGGCAAAGAGCAAGACGTGATGCTGTTCCGGGGCAAGCCTGTCGAGTTGCCCGAAGGCCACGACTACGTCCAGATGCTGGTTGCCCTGGACTACCTGGTGCCGGAGAACGAAGCGCCCGCTGTGGCCGACGCCCAAGCTCCGGCTGACGCCCCCGACTCCACCCTCAAGAAAGGAGCCAAGTAATGGCCGCCAACTTCCTGCATGGCGTTGAGACCATCGTAATCAAGGATGGCCCGCGCCCCGTCAAGCTGGTCAAGTCGGCAGTGACCGGCCTGATCGGCACCGCACCTACCGGCCCGGTGAATGTGCCGACGTTGGTCGCCGCCGACAAGGATGCCGCCCAGTTCGGCAGCGACCTGCCGGGTTTCACCATCGCCTCGGCGCTGGATGCCAACTTCGACCAGGGCCGCCCCACCTCCGGCGTGGTGATCGTGGTCAACGTGCTCAACCCCGCCATCCACAAGAGCAGCGTGGCCAATGAGTCGCTGACCTTCGGCGTGAATGATCGCGTCAAGCTCGCCTACCCGGCAGTGGCCAACCTGGTGCTCAAGAGCAACGATGGTGCGACCGCCTACGCGGCAGGCACCGATTACACCCTGGATGCCGTGACCGGCACCCTGGTGCGCGTGGCTGGCGGCGGGATCGCCGTGGGGGCCACGGTCAAGGCTGTCAGCTACGACTATGCCGACCCGACCAAGGTGACTGCTGCCGACATCATCGGCGCGGTGGATGCCGCCGGTAAGCGCACTGGCATGCAGGCGCTGCTGGACAGCTTCACCCTGATGGGCTTCTTCCCCAAGCGCCTGATCGCGCCGGTGTACTGCACCCTGAACAGCGTCTCCACCGAACTGATTGCGATGGCCAACCGGCTGCGCGGTCGCGCCTATATCGATGCGCCCATCGGCATCACCCCGGCCCAGGCGATTGCCGGTCGCGGCCCGGAGGGAACCATCAACTTCAACACCTCCAGTGGCCGGGCGCGGCTGTTCTACCCCCACGTCAAGGTCTATGACGCCACGGCCAATACCGACCGCATGGAACCGCTCTCCCAGCGTGCGGCGGGCCTGGGCAACGCCATCGACATCGAGAAGGGCTATTGGTGGAGTATGTCCAACCAGGAGATCGTGGGCATCACCGGGATCGAGCGCACCATCAGCGCCATGATCAACGATCCCAACTGCGAGGCGAACCTGCTCAACGAGGTGGGCATCACCACGGTGTTCAACTCCTTCGGTACCGGCCTGCGCCTGTGGGGCAACCGCACGGCGGCCTGGCCGACCGATACGCACCCCTCGAACTTCGAGAACGTGCTGGCGGTGGGCGACATCATCGACGAATCCATCGAGTACTTCTGCCTTCAGTTCATCGACCAGCCGATCACCAATGCCTGGATCGACTCGGTGTCCGAGAGCGTCAATGCCTTCCTGCGCAAGCTGGTGGCCGATGGCGCGATCCTGGACGGTCGCTGCTGGTACGACCCGGCGGACAACGAAGCCACCGAACTGGCGGCAGGCCATGTCACCTTCCGGCGCGACTACATGCCGCCCACCCCAGCCGAGCGCATCACCCACAAGACGCGGGTGAACATCGACTACCTCAAAAACCTCGGCAAGAAATAAGGAGGCCCCATGAGCGTCAGCATCAATCGCATCACCAACGCCAACGTCTACCTAGACGGCGGCACCCTGCTAGGCAAGGCCGAGGAAATCAAGCTGCCCGATGTCACCGCCAAGATGTCCGAGCACAAGGCCCTGGGCATGGTCGGCACCATCGAACTGCCCTCCGGCTTCGACAAGATGGAAGGCGAGATCAAGTGGTCATCCTTCTACAAGGACGTGATGACCAAGGTGGCCAACCCCTTCAAGTTCGTGTCGCTCCAGGTGCGTTGCAGCGTGGAGACCTACACCAGCCAGGGGCGTACCGAGCAGAAGTCGCTGGTCACCTTCCTGACTGTCGCCTTCAAGAAGAACCCAGGCGGCACCTTCAAGCAGCACGACAACGCGGAATTCCCGACCGGCTTCGCCTGCTACTACATCAAGCAGGTGCTGGACGGCCAGGACATCCTGGAATTCGACCCCATGTCGAACATCTACAAGGTGGCGGGCGAGGATCAACTCGCCAACTATCGCGCCAACATCGAGTAAGAAAGGACTGACACATGGCTGAAACTGCAACCCAGAAACCGGGCGTACTCAAGGAAGTCAAGCTCCCCAGTGGTGCCCAGGCGATCTTCTACCGCCGCAAGGGTGTTGCCCTCATCAATGCCCAGCGCAAGGCCGGTGGCGACTCCTCCCGCGTGGCCTTTGCCCTGCTGTCGGAAATCGTCGAGGTCGACGGCAAGCCCTGCCTGATGGAAGACTTCGACGAAATGGATCTGTTCGACGTGATGCGCCTCTCCGAGGAGCTGGGTGAATTGGGAAAGTCTGGCCAGACGCCCAAGCCCTGATCCAGATGGCCGAGACCGTGCATACCGGTCTCGACCGCCTGGCTGAGATGGACTTGGCTGACCTGGCCTACTGGTGCCTGGAGACCAGGCGATACCTGGAGGCAAAGGCCGAGGCCATGCAAGCCCAGATGCAAAGATGAAGATGCCCGCCCAGGGTGACAACTGAGGCGGGCATTTTACGTTCACCACCGACCGCCGCTCAGGCGGTTTTCTTGTTTTAAAGCGGATTAAAAGACGGTCTCGACCGACATGAGGAAACTACCGCCATTGATGCCAAGCGGTAGGTCTCGGATGACGGCGGCGGACTGGCGAAAGGCGGTTCTTCAAGCAGCGCCAGCCCAACACAGCCATCGGTCGGACTAGGGCGGCGGCGAGCAGGACAGCAGCGGCCAGGGCCACACCGATGATGGCGGCGCTGAACGTCAGCCCGAAGGCCACCGCGAGCACAACGGCAACTCCACCCACCAAGGATGGAGCCAGCCAGTACGCGAAGCCAAGTTTCAGCAAGTTGTCCATGTCAGGAGTTTAGATCGTGTCCACCAGTCTGATGACCATCGGTCTGATGCTCAAAGCCTACGACCAGATGTCGGCGGTGGTGTCATCAGCATCGAGCAAGTCTATTGCCAGTTTGGGCCAGGTACAGGAGAAGTTCAAGAACCTCTCCGACCAGGCGGAACAGTTTGGCCGCGCCACCCTGGCCAGCGGCATGATTGCGGCGGGTTCTGTCGCCAAGCCCCTGCAAGCCTTCGCTCAGTTGGAAGACGCCACCACCAGCCTGAAGGTGGCGATGATGAACAACTTGGGGCAGGTTCCGCACCAGTTCGAGGCCATCAACAAGCAGGCCATCCAATTGGGGAACATCTTGCCTGGTACCACGGCTGACTTTATCGGCGCAGCCCGCGCCCTAAAGGAACAGGGTACGGAGTTGGACACTATCGTCAACGGCGGCCTCAAGTCTGCGTCCTATCTCTCGGTGCTGCTCAAGATGCCCGCCCAGGAGGCCGCCGAAATGGTGGCCAAGCTGCGCGAGTCTTACGGCCTGGCCGACAACGAGTTGGAGAAGATGGCCGACCTCACCCAGCGGGCGCGGTTTGCCTTCGGCATGACGCCGCAGGACATCAAGATCGCCTCCAGCTACTCCGGGGCCACCCAGAACATCCTCGGCCTGACTGGACTGGAAAACGCCAAGAAACTGTTGGCCATGCAGGGCCTAGGGGCCGGGGTGTCGCTGGAGGGGTCGAGCTGGGGCACGAACTTCTCCATGCTGTTGAGCCGCACGGCGGAATCGAAAGACCGGCTGGCCAAGAACAGCAAGGAAATGCGGGCTATCAACGAGGAGATGAAGGCATACGGGATCAACCTTCAATTCTTCGACGACAAAGGGAAGTTCATGGGCCTGGACAACCTGGTCAAGCAGTTAGAGAAGACCAAGGTTATGCAGGATGTAGATCAGATCAACATGTTCAAGAAGCTGTTCGGGGTGGAAGCTGGCCGCCCTGCACAAATAATCGCTCAAAAGGGATTCACGGGTTATCAGGAAGCAATCCAGAAAATGGAGCGGCAGGCCAGCCTTCAACAACGCATCGAGTTGTCGCTCACCACCATCAAGAACAAGTGGGAGGCGCTGACCGGCACGCTCACCAATGCACTGGCAGCGGTCGGCGAGCCGATTGCCAACTTCATCGCCCCGGCCATCGTGGCGCTGAATGAATTCGTCGGCGGGCCCATGATGGACTTCATCGGGCGGAATCAGACACTGGTCGGCGTGATCGGAACCTCTGTCCTGGTCATCGGTCTGCTGGCGATTGCGCTAGGCACATTGGGCCTGGTGGCAGGCACGGCGGGAAAATTCATCGTGGGCGGCATGGGGGCCATCCAGGGCATGGCAGCCGCGTCACGTTTCGCCATTGGATGGCTGGCTACGCACCGCCTGGAGATTCTGCGGCTGATGGGGGTGCAACGCGCCCAGATTGCCATCCAGAACCTGCAAAACGCGGTCGTCTACCGGGGAGGGGTCTGGCAGGCGATCCAGTACGCGCTGCTGACCACCCGTTACCGGATGCTGGCGATGGTGGCCGCCACCCGCGCCTGGATCGTGGCCATGTCCGGCCAACTCGTGGCGGGCATCGGCGCTGCCGTGACGGCGATGCGAGCATGGGCAGTTGCCTCGCTGGCTTGGATACGCACCAACCTGCTGACCGTGGCCGGGCTGCGGGGCTTGGCAGCATCGTTTGCCGGTTCCCTGGTGACAGGCATCAAGGCGGCCATCATGGCTGTCAGGGCGTTCTCGGTGGCGCTGCTGGCCAATCCCATCGGTCTCATCGTGGCCGTGGTGGCTGGTGCTGCTTTCCTCATTTACAAATACTGGAAACCGATTGCAGCCTTCTTCTCTGGCCTGTGGGCGGGCCTCAAGGCGGGACTGGCTCCACTGGCCCCCGCTTTCCGCCAGTTCGCCGCCCTGGCCACGACGGCGCTGTCGCCGATCACGACACCCTTGCGTGCCCTCTGGAATTGGCTGTCGCGCATCTTCGGGCAGGTTGAGGATACCGGCGGTGCGGCCCGCAACCTGGGCGTGGCCGTGGGTCAAGGCGTGGCGCGTGCCATCCTCTGGGTGGGCCGCTTGGTCAAGTCGGTTTTCGAGCTGCCAGGCAAGTTCTTTGATGCAGGCGCAGCCATCGTGCAAGGGCTATGGCGTGGCATCGAGTCGCTGGCCAGCAAGCCTATCGAGGCCATCAAGAAGATTGGCACCGACGTGGCCGGGGCGTTCAAGAGCCTGCTTGGCATCCGTTCACCGTCCCGTGTCTTCATGGGCTTCGGCGCGAACATCGGCGAAGGTGTGGAAGTGGGCATGGGGCGGACGGTGGACAAGGTGCGCCAGGCCGCCGGAGCTTTGGCGCTGGCCGGTGTGGCTGGTTTCGGCCAGCCTGCGCTGGCAACGCCTGCTCCGTACAAGGCCACGGTGTCAGCCGTCGCTCCGGCGGTGGCGGCAGGCCGTGTGCCCGATGTGCCCTCGCTGGCATCCCCCGTGGTGCCCGTGGTTCCGATGCCAGCAGTGGCTGCGGGTGGCGTGCGGGGCAGTGTCAGTGCCGTTGGGCCGGTACGCATGCCTGCCCAGGCGGCCGGGCAAGGTGCGGCGTTTGGTGGCGCGGTCACGGTGCATTTCAGTCCGACCATCCAGGTCAATGGCGGTGGCGATGTGGGTGGCCAGGTGAAGACCGCCCTGGCAGACGGCTACCGTGAATTCGAGGCATTCATGCGCCGGTTCATGGCCGAGCAACAGCGGAGGAGCTTCTGATGCAATTCGCACTCCTGGGCGATGTCCAGTTCGAGCTGATCACCTATTTCGACGGCCTGGAGGGGCGCTTTGCCTCGGACTATGCCGAGCACGCCCTGATCGAAGGCAAGCCCCGCTTGCAGTGGATCGGCGAGCGCCTGGACGAATGGACGCTCAAGCTCAAGTTCCACCAGCTTTTCTGCGACCCGGAACTGGAGCTGGCCCGGCTGCGGGATGCGATGGCAACCCACGATCCTCTGCCCTTCGTGCTGGCCACGGGCGAGTACAAGGGGGAATTCGTCATTGCCGAGATTTCGGCGGTGTCCGAGCAGACGGATCGCCAGGGCGGCCTGGTCGAGGTGGCGGCCACCCTCAATCTGAAGGAATGCCCCGACCCGGAGGGCGAGCGCAGCGCCGAGTCCCGGTCTTCGGCAGTGGCGTTGTGGCGTGCTGATCGCCCCTTGCCCCCCGCCGTCAAAACGGGGCTGCTGGATCAGGCCAAGCCGAACATGGCCAGCACCTGGCTGAAGGATGCGATGGTGGCCGGGCGCGATGTGGTGGGGGCTTTCCGCGCAGCCAGCGATATCGTCTCGCTGGGTCGGCAGTTGGCTTCCAATCCTTTTATGGCCGTGGAGCGGTTGGCCTATGGCGTGCCCAGCTTTGACGGCCTGGCCAGGGCGGCGGATCGCTTTGGCGTCAGCCTTCAGCCGCTGACCAGCACGCTGGCGGAAGCCAGGCCACTCATGACGGTGGCCAGTCGGGTGGCGGGTGAAGCCCGCAGCGCATCCGGCGCATTGGGCGGGCTGACCACGGGCAACCTGGTGGGCCGTCTCGATGCCCTGGGCGGCAACCTCTCCAACATGGGGCGGCACCTGGATGTTGCCGCGCCGCAGCTTGCCCGGCTCTCTGCCCGTGTGGCGGTTCGGGAGGTGGTATGAACCATATCCGCCACATCACCACGGAAGGGGAACGCTGGGACTTGCTGGCGTGGCGCTACTACGGCGATGCCACGGCCTACGAGCGGATCATCACGGCCAATCCTGCCGTGCCATTCGTTGAGACCTTGCCGGGCGGGATTGAGTTGGCCATACCCGTGATTGAGGTGAGCGCCACGATTTCACCAGAGGAGCTGCCGCCGTGGAAAGTGTGACCCCCAAGACCCGTAAGCCGGTGCCGCACCCGGTGTTCAAAGTGCAGATGAACAACAAGGACGTGACCGCCGTGCTGACCCCTCATTTGCTGTCCGTCAGCTACGTGGATTTTCTCGAAGGCGAGGCAGACACCCTGGATGTTCGAGTGGAGGATGTCGATGGGCGTTTCCGTGGCAAGTGGTACCCAGCCAAGGGCCAAACGCTGGAGTTGGAGTTCGGCTACGAGGGGGAAACCTTGCAAAAGGCCGGGCTGTTCGAGATCGACGAAATAGAAGGCGAAGGCCCGCCCGATGTGGTGGTGATCCGTGCCATCGCCGCCGGGGTCAAAAGCCCTCAGCGCACCCACCAGGGCAAGGCTTACGACAACACCACGCTGGCCGCCATCGCTCAACAGGTGGCCCGCCGCTTGAAGTTGCAGCTCAAGGGCAAGATCGAACCGATCAAGATCACCCGCGTCACGCAAATCCACGAGAACGATCTGACCTTCATGCGCCGCCTGGCGGGGGAGTATGGCTACGCCTTCAGCGTCAAGGGCAGCAAGATGGTGTTCTTCAAGAAGGCCGAGCTGCGCCAGTGCAAGCCGATCCTGGTGCTCAACCGTACCGACCTGACCCGGTATCACATCCGCGACAAGATCATGGGCGTGCCGAAGGATGCCCAGGTGGCTTACCACGACCCGAAAACCAAGCGGCTGAAGCATTACAAGGTACGCAACACCGACGTTGCGACCAGCGATGACCGGATCAAGCTGAACGTGCGGGCGGAAACCGATGAGCAGGCCAGGGTCAAGGCACAGGCCGCCCTGGACGATGCTAATGCCGACGCCACCCAGCTTGAGCTGACGGTAATCGGCAACCCCAAGCTGGTGGCCGGGATCAACTTCTCACTGGATGGCATGGGGCGCTTCGGCGGCACCTACCAGGTGGTCAGGAGCCGCCACGACATCGAGCGCGGTAGCGGCTACCGTACCGAGATCGAGGCCAAGCGGGTGCAGGAGGGCAAGGCCAATGGCTGAGAATACCGGCGGCGTGTCGTTCAAGGTGGGGGTTATCCATGCCTCGCG